GCAGTAAAGAGTACGCTCCTAGTGGACATAATCAAAAATACTGTAGTAAAGAATGCTATAAGTATGTTTTTGATAAAGCTTACTCTGCAAAAGTAAGCTATCGTTCTGCAGTTAAAAGTGGAAGGATAGAAAATCCAGGGGCAGGAAGTGGGTATGGTTCTCCTTCTGGTGTTCTGCATCATAATTATAAAACAGGCATAGGTACTTTTCGTGCTTTTAAAAAAGATAAATGTGAACGTTGTCAAAGTACTAAATTTTTATGCGTACATCACAAAGATGAGAACAGAGAAAATAATAAACTTTCAAACTTAGAGACACTTTGTAAATCATGTCATCAAGAACATCACTGTAATCGTTTACCGAATGGTACTTATGGAGTAAAGAAAAATGGTAGCTAAAGTGTATATGGACTTAGCAATGAAAATTGATAAGTTATACAATGAAAGATTCCCAGCAGCTAAACGGTTAATGACTGATATTTCAGAAAATGCACAGTCGAAAGGTGAAATACGCACTATACTCAATAGGCGTGTGCCCTTTGATTTGTGGTGGTCTAAGAACAGAATGAGTAACAGAGTAGGCTTACCTTATGGCCAGGCACTACGACAGTATGGTTCTGGAATAGTAAGAGCAGATACTTACAAAGGTCTTAACTATACACTCCAAGGAAGTGCAGCAGACTTGATTAAGAAAGGTATGGTTGATGCGTATGAATCAGGTATCTTTGATAAGATAGGTGTACCTCACATACAAGTACATGATGAGTTGGGTTTTTCGTATCATCATGATCTGCATAGACAGTTCAGAGAACTAATAGAGATTATGGAGAATGCAATAAAACTTCGGGTACCAGTAATCATGGATGCTGAGATTGGACCTAATTGGGGCAACTGTCATGAAAAGCTGGAGAAGTAAATGAAACCACAAAAAGCACTACACCTATACATTGAGGAAGAGAAAAAGAATCCCAAGTACATTGATCATGAGTACATGATGTTTGAGAAGTATGATGGATGGTATGGATACAAGGATCCTGGTCAACCTATCATGTCCAGGAACATGCGAGCTATCCCAAGTGTTGAATGGCTTAACCCTATCCTGGACGAAACAAATTTTAGTGGTAGGTTGATTTTTGAAATACTGGTTAAGAATGTACCGAACTTTCATGAGCTGAATGGTATCCTGAACAGAACTGTTGGTGGCTACCTGGCTCATGGTGCTTACCTAATGATGCATGACTTAGTTCTTCATGAAGCGATACCTTTCTACATGCGTTACAACATGTTGGAAGAGGCAGTCAAGAAGATGAACAATGATAGAGTTGTCCTGGCTCATCCATTGGGAGAATCAAAACGTGTAAGTACATGGAAAGAAGTAGCACGAGATGTATGGGCTGAAGGCGGTGAAGGCATAGTACTAAAGAGATCAGATGCTCCATACAGCTTTGGGAAAAGAAACTATGACTTGATGAAGATCAAGGAAGAAGTAACTCTGGACTTGTTGGTAGTTGGAGTCACCCAAGGTGAAGGTAAGTATGCTGGTTCATTAGGTTCATTAGTATGTAAGACCAAAAATGGAAATATACATAATGTGTCCGGTATGACAGATGCAGAACGGCATACTTGGTGGACGAATATTGAGGATATAATAGATAAAGTGATAGAAGTTAAAGCCATGAAGGTAATGCCTGATGGTAGCTTGAGAGAACCTCGCTTTAAAGCTATACGTTACGATAAATCCCCAAGTGATATAGACTAAGAAAAAAAGGCTGCTACCAGGTACCCAGACTGGTAGCAGCAAGGTCTTACCTCCGCATTGTCCCTAAGTAAGTTTTTATAAAGTCCTCCATAGGCTGTGGCAAATACTCTGATGCACTTTCTATTGCTTCGGTTTTCCGTTCTGTTCCAGACTCTATAGCTCGGATAGACTGAGGTATGGTAAAAGCCCCATGTCCTTTAGCTCCCTGGAAACCTGGAATAAGCAACGCCCCAACTCCCCTGGTTGATGGAATACCTTTAAGATACATATTCATGTACAGCTGAGGTAAAATAGGCATCCTCCCAAGAAGTGGAGTCTGGAGCATACGTTGTGCAAATGACTGTCTACCACTATTGATAATGTTAGCACCTGATAAGCCAGAACCCGCCTGGTTCCTTACCATGTGTGCACCTTTTGCAAGACGCTGCAGATCAGTTATTCTACCTCCTCGCTCTGTCAATGTCCGCTTGGCATCTGTAGCCATGAGGTGATTACCGAGCTTTTTAAGATCAACATTACCAGTAATATCTAAGCCATCGTCTACCAGCAGGTTGGCCATAGCCCATCTTTCGTTCAGATCTTTCCACTCAGCTAACTTTGTTCTTCCACCGTGTGCTAATACACCACGGTCTACACCTTGACCAAACTCACGAATCATTGGCTGTAGTGCATTAACAGTGGATAGTTCACCACGGGCCAAAGCAGACTTGACTTCTTCTCGCATTGCACTATTGATACGTTGGAAGTCTTCACCATTGAATGTAGCAGCTTGGAATCGTCCATTAGCACCTCTTGTCACTTGGGAAGCAGCTCTCATTTGCTCAGCGTAAGACTGAGCTACCCTGTAAGCCTTCTGTGCTTCTGGGGACATATTAAGACGTAAATCATCGACTACCTGCATAATGTTATTGATGTTACGCTTATTTAGTCTACCCGTTGTACCAAGCACAGCTGTATCGTAATCACGCTTCATGCCTTGAAAATGTTTATCTAGTGGTTTAGGATCAAAGGGATGACCATCAGGATTATGCATGCCTATTGTTCTGGCCGCAGTTCTGTTGAATATCATTTGGTTGTTTCTATCAATATCTCCCAAGTGGTCAGCAGTTGGATCAAACTCTCTTATGCCATGCTCAAACTTCTGTAAGCGTCTAGAGCCTGTTTCCATCCCGGGAGTTGCTCTATAACCTTGATCTTGCATCCAATCGACTAAACGTTGCTCATTAGGACTCCAGTAGTTTGGAGCTCTAAGGAAAGGTGCTTCAATAGCTTTGCCTGCAGTTGTCCCAAGCAAACCGCTGATAGCTCCCTCGATAGGATTCCTGTCATAGTGCATAGTACCTTCAGCAGCCCCTAGTCCACCACCTGCTAGTATGTCCCTCAGCAAGTTAACCCTGTATCTTTGGGTCATAGGAATACGAGCTGCTTTCTGTGCAGCTTTCCTAACCATACCATCCACAAATTCTGTTTTAGCTCTTTGTGCCGCCCATCGTAAGGGAGCCATAGGTGCTGATGTGCTAGCTGCGGCTGCATTGATAGCTCTTACAGTATTACTCCCAGCTGCTTTAACTGGTACCTCGACAGCTTTCTCAAGTGCGGTTACACCTTTGCCTGCAATAGACCTGGCTGCAGGACCCATCAATGCACCAGTTGCAAAGTAAGGCAATGAGTCCCCAAGGTTACCGCTGAGCCCTTTATTCTCCGAAGCTTCTCTGAATATTCTATCACCTTCAGCCTGTTCTTCCGCACGCCGCATCTTTGACGCAATAGCACTATCTTGCATGCCCTCTGTGCCAACCATGAACTTAAGAAAGTTTCCAATATCAGCTGTACCTGCTCCAATCTTTTGTGTAGTATTACCAGCATTGATCATTAACTTGGTTTGTGGATTATTCTTCCAGAAATTTACTGGGTGTATATAAGGAGCCTCTGTGTCCAGAAGATTTGCAGAGCTTACCATGCCTCCCAAGAATGCTAATGGATGAGCATAAGGGAACTCTTTACTAAACAAGTCTCCATGGCTGATACCAGGCATATTCTGCATTTCAACTGCACGGTCAAGAGCTGACTGGCCCCTATTTTCTTGAACACCTCGAAGATAATTAGTATTAGCTCTCTCATCATAAACCATCTTATTCTTAGAAGCATCTACTATACCTTTAAAGCTGGGTAAGCGTGGGTTACCACTCACGTTAATCTCGGGTAACGTGTATTTAGGCATAGGTAGCTGGTAACCACCTACATCAATAGTAGTTGGACTCTTTGGGAGATTTATAACATTGACATCCGGCATATCCTCCCATCCGTCATCTTCCATATCTTGCCATTCACCAGCCATTATTTAGTCCTCCACTTGATCTTGCCATTAGGCAGCCTCATGTACTCATAAGTCTTGTCACTCCATGTAATAGAGCCATCAGCTTCTTTAGTGGCATTCGCTGGAACTTCTTTTACTGGAGGCGGTGGCTTAACTGCAGTAGATGTAGCCATACCTGCCCTGCCTCTGGATTTTGCCATTCTTTCATTTATCAATGCAAGATTACGTTCAGTGACTATCTTGTTAGCTTCAAATACAGCAGGAGGTTGGCCAGCAACAGGAAGCTGCTTAACAAACTGCTCTATCTCCAATGGGCCGACCTGCGCACCACGCATTGCCTGGATAAGTTGAGAAGCTAAGTTCTTAGTTATTGAGTGTGCTTCTGCATTCTGTGGAGACATTGGTGCCCCAAGCACGTTCATCAATGTATCTATAGCTGAACCAGCTAAAGTGTTTGCTGAACGGTAATCATCGAGTACACCTGCTATCCCAGTAACATTCGCACCACCTTCTGCTGAGGTTAACTCTGTAAGCCGAGCAAGCATCTCTTGGGATGCTTCAAATGCTGCATCAGACTTGGCTTCCCCTTCTGTTGCTTTGTTACCATATGTCCAGCCTCTTGCAGCTGCACCATCTGGTGTTAAATCCACAGGCGGGTTCATTACAGGCTGCCCATCCCTATCAACCAATGATAGAGCATCTTCTCTCTTCATTGGTTTAGTCCCTGCTGCTATGGTAACACTTGTGCCGGCTTTCATAGCATGGGCTTTTACAAAATCATTAAATGCTTTTGTTCCAGGGACATAACCAAGATCAACAGCTATTTGAGCAGAGTTACTTCTCTTTGGATCTTTAGGTGGCTTAACCTCTTCCTGAGCCTGTGACTGCATTTCCTTCATAGCTTGCTCTTGGAGCACTGGATTGGCAGATTCCATCATAGCCCCAAGCCGTATCTTCCACTGCTCAATCGGAGACGGTGCTTTGTACTCTGGTCTACCCTGTTCAAACGATTCGAGTGACTGTGGCGCCCTAAAGCTACTATTGTACTGCTGGTTAAGCATGGCCTTGTCGACGCGTTGTTTATCAGCCATGAATTGCTGGATAGCGGAAAAGGATTTAGCCACAGCTGATGGATGTGATCTTTCCGTAGTGGCCCGTTCTGCATCAGTCTGCATCATGTACTTGGCATAATCAGGGCTGGCTCTCATAGCCATGGCCCTCATGTAATCTTCGATTGCTGACATAGCATTACCCCATCAGAGATTGCAAGAATTGACCCATATAGGCTTGGCCTGGTCTTTCCCTTTCACCCTGCCCAAGCTGACCAACCATGGCCATAAGGGATTGAAGCCCATTCTGGTTTGGTTGGCCCATCGGTAAACTGGCAGCATCGGCAACTGGCTGTGCTTGGGCGTACATCTGAGACATATCAGCTGGTTTGTATTGTTCATAGTCTTGGAGCTTGGCCATATTTTCCGCTGCTTTTCTCAAACGATCTTCCTCTGATACTCCACCTGGAACTTGCGTCATATCAGTCATAAGACCCTGACCATTGAAATAGTCATACGGACTAGGCATATGGCCACCAGATTGAAGCACATCCATCAGCCCACCACCACCTAACATTTGTAAAAGCATGTCACCTGGACTGCCCTTTGCTGCTAACATACTCATATTCACTCCTTATTTAAATGGATTTGATTGGCCTGAAGCACCGCCACCTTTGCTGTTGCTGTTGCTATTCCCTGACATAACTCCGCTTCCTGAGCTCAATACAGTAGGCGCTCCTACGGCATTACTATAAGCACCGGCAGCTTGCCATGGAGCCATATATGGAGCAAAGGTTCCCATTCCTAAATTCTGCATTCCTTGGCTACTGTTAAGTCCACCAGCCATGGCATCCTGTTGGCTACCTAGCATCTGCTGCATAAGCTGTTGACGTCCAAAGTTATTCTGGTCTGCTTGACCTGCAATCATTAGCTTTCTATCAAGGTCTTTATCAAACGTATTGAAACCTGTCTGAGCAAGATTGCTTTGTAGATTCTTGTTTATATCCTGCATACCCTGAGCTTGTAAGATACCGTGCCTAGAGCCTCCTGACATCCCAGAAGCAGAAGCTCTGGCGTCTGTATTGGCAAGCATATTCCCTTGGGCAAGATTGGCATCCTGTATATACTGATTCTTCATAGCATCAGCATAGTTGTTGCCTTGACCACCCATTATCATTCCATTGATTTCTTGCATAGCAGTAGGGCTATTCATTGACTGATTCAATGATGACATCAATTGATTCCCTATGCCCAAGTTCTGATAAGCCCCGCCTTGCATTTGCTGTTGCCAGGAAGGCATTGCTTGCTGTTGAACCTGCTGCATATTGTTAACAGCACCTGGAATCTGTTCCTGCATTCCGCTGTTAGTGTTACCAAATAATGATCCTATCTGGCCATATAACTGTTCTAATGCTCCACCTTGTGGGCCATAAACATCTTGATTAAATGTTGTATTGGCAGTATTGCCAGCACTAGATTTTGATTTTCCGCTTGATACACTGCCACCCATGATTATTCTCCAACCTTACATTTAATTGCAACAGATACTTCTTCCCAACCAAGATCCTGTAGTTTACGCAGCCAGCCTTTTCTTGCGGCAACTCCACGTAATTCTTCACATCCAAAATCTTTGGCAATAGCCTTGGCTATTTCAAGGAACCTTAGCATCCAACTATCCATATCAGTGCCGCCAACAAGCGGAATATACAGAGCCTTCATGCCAGATTCAAATGTTCTTACTTCAAGAGTAGCAGCAGCTATTACCTCACTTCCGCGTGATACTGTCATGAGCAATGCTTCTCCGCTCTTGAGCTTATCATATAGAGACTCAATTGTAAGCTCTCTGTGTGCCTTGGCTATAGGTCTAGCAAGAATGTGATCAACCTTATCCCAGATAAGATCTATCATAGTGCATGGCACAGCAGCTATTATTAGCCCAGTTGTACCCAAGCTGATGTCTTGCGCAACCATAGACCTTCTCCTGTAATACTTGTAGCTGGGATAGCCGCTGCAAAGTAATATACATCACCAGCGGAATATTTGGCAGGTAATGTGCTTCTTGGCTCAAAGCGATTTACCTGTCCAAAGGCAATATTAATCCTAACAAGCTGCCTTACTAAATACTCTTTTTGCTCATCACTAAACCCAATAGATGGGACTTCAATTGCTAATGTTGGCATCACCTTACTCCACAGTTTTCATATTCAAGATCCATTCCGCTGAACTCCCAGCTTCCTTGCCCTACACTATCTATTCTCCAGCAGTGGAATAACCCTGTTGTTCTAATGTCCAGCTTCTTGTCAATACCTGGATTAAACGTCATAGCAGGCTTCCATCTTATAGGGCCATAAGGTATTAGCTGAGATCCAAACTGTATTGATATAGGGCCACTTCCCTTTATATGAGGGTACACCTTGACCAATGTAGTAGCCTCATTAACACCTTCTATTGAGAAATTGTCACGTGCTATTATGGATCTTAAATCTCCTGAATCTCGGGATGTAGTATGCTCAAGCAACTTAAGTGATGCAGGACTATTTATAACACATACTATTCCAGTAGAAAGCGGAGATGAGTTGTTGGACGTCCAAGGCTTTATCTGGCTATTCCAATCACCAGTCCATGTTGCCCAAGTAGTGCTAGGGCTTGTCTGCCTACCTTCTGCTGCAAATGCAACACCTGCTGGCAAGTCTCTAACAGACCATGCATCGTCTAACCAGTTATATACATAAGCAGCAAAAGATCCATCTGACGTAAATAGCCCTGCATGTTGAGGAACACAAAACCATATCTCTTTATTGTTCTGATTTTTTGTTACAAAAGATTTCTTGTATCTTGCTGTATCAAAGCTCTCATTAAACAACTTCTGGATCCTGCCTCTAAGAATAGAGGTTATATTGGTTCCATCATTCTTCAGGATGTCTCCATTAGACAGGAAATAATGGTGTCCTTCAACCTCAACCAAACAGTTTCTGTTGAATAGACCTACGCTATTGGAAAGCTCTCTCCTGCTCCAAATGAACTCTCCGCCAGTATAGTCAAGAATATCTATGCCGTACTCAGAGTAAATACAGAATGAATCCCTTAAAGACATCCCATCGATTATGGCTCCATTATCTCCACCTAGTGCTGCTACTCCAGCTAAGCCTGCAGTATCAGCCTCATCCCAAGTATAAGGTAAACCGTTAATATCTGCAGCAGTAGACCATCTATAGGTGTCTGGGTATACAGTTGCTCCATCTTGTATATTAAGTGCAAACAGAAAATTCTTGTGAGACCGAATTACTTGGGCTGTTATTCCACGATCTTCCCAAGAATCTGTTGCATCCCATGGCAATACAGTAAAATTTCCGCTGAGGCTTGCTGGACTCCAGTAAAGCGGATAATGCTGTGGGTTATTGATTATAGGAATTTGCCCAAGGTAGCAATGGCTCCACAGGTATTCTTCTCCAGCATTAAGAGCAAGTGCAACAGTAGGGCCTACGTCAGCCCATGCATTACCATCAAATGCATATATTGCTGTTCTGCCAGGAGCTATCCAAAAGTATCCCTCTGCTGTTGTTAAAGGAAAGACAAGACCAGGGCTATACTCAGCAGGGGGAGCAGTCCAGTTGGCATAACCACCAGTACTAATAAGGCTGTTGCGAAAGACTTTAAAATTAAATCCATAAGATATAAACTCAAGAGGTAAATCCCAAGATGCGATATCTGAATTAAGACCTTTTGCACCAATATTATACACTTGTAATTTTTTTGGCATCTTCATAGTCTCTTATTAATGCTATGGCAGCTTCTTGCCTAACAACAGTCTCATTGCGCATACTATCTATAGATGACGCAACTCTCCTGTTTATTCCGGCTGTCTCTACCATAAGGATAGGCTGCCAAGATATTGCACAGTTCCATTGATCATATACTTCTCCATTCTGTGCCTGCCCTTTCATCTGGACATACCAAGCACATCTATGCAACTTCTTGTCATCACTTATGTATTCACACTTACTACCCAATGGGCAATCAATTATAATATCCATTATGATTTCTGCGCTGCAAAACAGTTAACATATTTAGGAGTGAATGGCATGTAAGATGAACTAGTGTTACCGTGAGTGTGTGGCAATCCACTGCCGTTATTTGATGTATCGTAAGTAACCCAACGATCATTCTCACGACCTCCGCCAAATCCTACCTCACCAACAGTCACATTGCCAAGAGGATAGTTTACTCCCTCTCCAGACATACCCCTGTGTGAGTGCAAAGGCATCTGAGATATGCTAAGTGCTACAGCCAAAGTATTATGAGCATGAACAAACGTGTGGCTAAATGCAGACATATCTCCGCCTGTTGTTCCGCCTAGTGCCTGATTTGACGTTATACGTAGTGCATAATCATCATAGTCAGGGACAAAGACCCACCCAAGCGGAGTGAAGCCACCTGAGAATATCATTATAAGACCGGCAGGAGCGGAAAGATTGATCTTAAGCGTATCTATCTGTGATTGATACAATGCGCCAGCCTGAACAATCCTATCAAGAGTTGTAGTTATTGGCTCCAATAGCCCAACAAGGTAATTTATCTCATTAGCATTTGCTACAACAGGAGAAGCTAATCCAAGGCCATCATCACCTGGAAACTGTGATTTAAGTATGGCCTTGAGCAAACGTATATGGTCATCACCTTGATATGTTGGATCTCCGCTTAGAGGCCATGATGGATCTAAATCTTTGATTGTTAAGCCAGCTTCAACGGGCATCTGAACACCTCACTGTATTAAAAACTAATGGACAATAATCTGCATAAAATCTTAATGCTAGGATTGTTGTCATTACGAATGTTGAAAATAATATACCATTTATATACAACTCAATCTTACTCTCTGTGCTGTATATTGTACTGGATGCACCAATAAGAGCTATTACATCACCTAGCACAAGAGTTCCAGATGCTCCAACATTAACTCCATTCTTTATCAGGAATCCACCTACAACTTTAAATGTACATCTGCCTTCAGCACCTGGATCAACACCTATTATTGTCTGCGTATTGCTAGTTGTTGTAGTATTGATAGTAAGACCAGATCGTGGAGTAAATACAATAGGATCAGGTGTATTATCTACAGGAAGCCTTGTTGTTATAGAGAATGAAGCAAACAATACGTCATTTATGTATAGTAATACTTCAGTCTCAGTTGAATAATTAGGACTTGCTAACCCTGTTAAGTTTATAGAATCTCCAAGCTCCAGATAACCAGATGTACCGCCATTAATGTTGTTCTTATTAAGAATACCATTAACAACATAGTATGAACACCTTCCTGCTTCACCTGCCTCTATGCCAGATATTACTTGTGCATTACTTATAACAATGGCATTAAGCAACCTATTAACAGCTGGTGTAAAGAAGATCGTGTTTGGATATATGTCTGGTGCCGTTCTAGTTGTCATTGAAAAGAAGGCAAATACAACACCTTCTATTTCAAGAGTAACAGATATCTCAGTGGCATATGATGAGCTTGTGTTACCTCTTAGCTTGATTACATCATTAAGATCAAGCGTGCCAGTACTTCCAATATCAACGTTGTTTTTAGTAAGAATTCCACCAAATACTTCAAATGAAACTCTACCAAGTTCCGCTGCTTCTATGCCTGTTATTGTCTGTTCATTACTACTAATAGTGAAAGCCAATGGCAGGTTTGTCAATGGAACAAACGTTATTGGATCTGGTAATATGGAGTTGTTTACAAAAGAACGTGGGCCTCCAACACCACGTTCTTTACCAAAGCTAACTGTTCCCATAAATTACTCCACTATCAATTGGATGGCATCATCTGCTCTGCAAGTTCCATCTGTTGCCCAGAAGTTGTACCCTTGTGCGCCAGTTACTAGACTATTTACAGATCCAAAAACGGATGCATCAGAATCATCAAATTCAGCTTCTCCGCTAGTGAATGCAACTACTGGTGCATATACAAGTTCATTTACTGTATTCCCAAGTGAGAAGTAGTCACCTGTTGTTATTGAGACTGTCATATTCCCAGTGAATGGAACAAGCAGATTTAAGTTAGAATCAAAGCACTCAATCTTATTACCACCAGCTATTGACCATTTGAATTTCTTCTTCTGTCCTATACCAACTCCATCATCAAATGTAGCGCTGGTTGGCTGGGTTGCTTTATTAGTTGCAGCATCCTGATGAACTGCGTATGCCCACAAATCCTGATAGCTCAGCCCAGTGAACTCTGCTGATATAGACATACTATCAACTGTGCCAGTCGCTGATCGGATTGCACCAGTGCCAGCTATTACCACATCTGAATCTGCCGGGGCTGCGTTGGTGTCTTTGAGCATTACGAAGTAGTCGCCACCGATCTCTGTTGTGGTGCAGTTTACTGTTGCAGTGTATGTGTCAAACTCAGGATCAGGCACAACCGACATAGGGGTGGTGCAGGTCACTGTAGGAGCGGTTACGTCGGTCCCAGCGATTGTTATTTGCTTTTCAATAGTCGTCGTTGTCGGGTTCTTGCGTGGGATGACTTCGTGCAGCGACATTACTTGACCGTCTACACCATTGCGCATACCGACCCTTAATTTGTACTTTGCGGCAGTAGCGGTTGCGGTATATTTCAGTATTGCGCGATATACGTTATCACCAAGTGTACGATTGACGACTGAAAACCCTGTGCCGAATCCACCGTTAAGCGTGCTAGTAGTAAGTGCTCCAGCAGTACCTTGTGCGGCGTTGCGATGGTATGGGGATGCCGTGCTTTCGTCCTCGACTGTGAAGTACAGGTTGTCGCAGTTTCCCGCGAGGCACGAATAAGTAAAATCAAACTGCATCTTGTCGCCAGCGACGTTTGTCACTATGTCGGGTATGGCTATGCGAGTCTCTGCGTACTCGGATGTGCCGCTTTGCGTTACCGTCAAACCCGTTGTGTACCCGTAGCGATCACCACTAAACGCCGCGTCTGTTGAGTTAGTAGCTGTCCAGCTCGTGTAGGCGGTAGTGATGGGTGGTGTATGTGGCTGGTGAAAGCACTTGAGCGTCTGCGTGGCAGATGTGAGACTTGACAGATCGCCGGTATTGAATTTGCCGGATGCGTTGCCGGTGTAATCCCAGTTAACAAACGACTCCGGTAGTGTGCCGATTTGACAGCCGATGATGCTTTCATCTGTTGTCGCCGTAAAAGGGATTAATGTGCTGGATGGTACTGCTGTTCCGCCGTTAACTGTGTCAATACTATTGCCAGTTGTTGGATTGCAGCTAGGGTGTGGTCCGGGACAGACAGGAGTTTCAGATTGCGCCGGGTCTACTTCTGCAAAACTACTAGTTTCATCACCGATTCGTATGCTGTCGTAGTACAGTACGTACCTATGCGGAGAGTTTAATGCTGCATAGTAAAATCCAGCTTTGAATCTCAAGCTATTGTGGTTGTAAATAGCGGATGGGGCGGTAAGACGATCATGTACTACTGTACCGTTTAACCATATCTTCATGTACCCGGTATTAGTAGGGTCACGTTTGTAATGCAATACAAAATCATTCCATCCGTTTTTTACCGGCACAAACCCTGGTTTGCTGGATGGTTGCTCTGATCCACCTGAAACTCGGTATTGTACATAGGTGTACCCATCATTACCTGGCTGCTTTACAAAATTTACTTCGGGACTGCCCGAACCAAGCGTATCAAGGCTAAAGGGTTGGGCAATGTAATAGTCCTGGTTGTAATCATACCAGCCTACAGTACCTTCATCTGCTGCAAAATAGACGCTAAACCCAAACCACCATTCGGTGTTAATAGCGGTATCTGTAGATGGGTGATACTGCAAACCCGGCAAGCCAGCGCCCCATATTATTTCATTACGCGCTTTAGCCTCTGTATGCCCTGGACATTGCACATTGCCCTGAGTTTCAAACCTGATTGCTTGTGTCCCTGCTCTTGCTTGCCTCGTTGACAGCTCTACCGAGTTGTACCCGTGTGTGGCTGTAGTCATACCGCAAGTGCGCACCAGATCGACTCCGCTCCTGCTTGCAAGCGGCGTAGACCCCTCAAACGTCTGCTCATAAAGCAAAGCCCCCCACCCCGGAAAACTCAGGACGGCAAGAAATAAAAATCCAATTATACGTCTCATTAACCTATCCTCACTTTCATTGCTGTTCCAACCCATCTGCGGCTAGAATCGTTTATTTGAATTTCCGCCAGTGACTCTTTAAACCTTTCATCCCAAAGCTGCTTAGCAATTGGATCCTTTAGGAAAGCTGCTATCTCAATTAGCAGACCAAATACATATATGTCAGGGTTACTCATAGAAACCCAATTCTCTGGATATGTCGCAGTAAGCGGAATTAGTTTTCTGTAATAGATAAACTCCAGAATCTTGCCATCAGGCAGGATAGGAGTTATCTCAATCTGATTAGCAACAACAGTATAATAGATACTGCTAAGACCTGATACATTAGATAGTTTATCCAGATGCTCTGGCGTTGCATATTCAAGTATGGTCTTTGAATTAGAAAGAGTTGTGTCCTTTACCTCAACATTACGCATTCCTTCAAAATCAATAGGAAGAGCATAATACCTGGAACTGCCATAAGTAACAGTGTGAGTACGCACTTCCATACCCATTGTTTTGATTACACGATTTACTCTTGCCTCAACAATGCGGAGAAAGTCATCCAGTCGGTTGGAGACTTCCGCGTCTGTCCTGTCAGAGTAACTCAGAGCCAATGCTATGATCTGTGTATAATTCATGTCATTTCTTCCCGAACAAAAATACTAATATCATTGACGTTCCTATAGTGATAACACCTACTATCCATTTGCCGAAGTTATCAATTAGTGGTCTAGTTTCCAAAAGCCTATCTTCTACCACTCTAAGCCGCTTCTCAATTAAACTTGTATGTGCAGTAATACACTTAGAGCAATTGAGTTGATTCTGATCCCTTTCTTCTGACCTTGCTATGTAAATGTCTATCTTATTCATGCGTTCATTTAACTTGGCCATGTTGGCATTTATACGGCCCAAATTGTGAACTATATCATCTTCACTCATTTCGCTTTCCTTGTTGCCCTCACTTCTCCTATCATATCCATTCCCTTCCCAATCTGCCTTAGACCGGCGTAACTCAGTGGTAATGTTAATAAAGCCCCCAGCACCCATAGATCAGGAGTAGGAACATAAAAAACATAGGCAATAGCAGAAAAAAGAGAGACCCAGGATTGACCCGGTCTTGTTCTTCTAACAAAAGCATCATCGGAGTTATCACCTGATCTAATTGTTTCTTGAGTTTGCTGATGTTCTCTTTGAAGGTCTTTAAGTTTGTAAGCCTCCATTGATTCAAGATGACGACGTATGCTATCTTCATTAGCATTAGCTAGCTCTTGAAGTCTAACCATTGTAGTTGGATCATTCTTTAAAGCAGCTAGCACTTTAATAGGATCATCGCTACCAGTAGCGGAAGCTACTAATGATGCACCTGCAGCAATGGCACCACCTACATTACCGGTGAGCAAAGAACCAACAAGAGCTGCGCCTGAGACAGCATTGTCCTTTAGCCAATTACCGACTTCTGACCACTTGCTCATATACTACCTCAAATCAGGAAGGACATTTGTTAGCATTGTATCTGCTAACCTTCTAGCTCTTTTTGGAACTTGATCAGCCCATTTGCTGTCTAACATTTCATAAGATGCCATTACATAGCTTCCGCTATTTAGAGCCTGAAACATCTTCTTGAACATTGTTAGTCTTGGAAAGCCTAAGTTGTAACACATGTTAATGAGCACAACTTTTCTTGGTAGGGATAGTGTGTTAAAGACCCGAATATTATCGAGTTTGCTTATGCAACACTCCATTACTTCATCTAATAAAACATTTGCTCCTTCTTCACTTATGCCATATTTCTCAAGTAACTCAAGCGGAATTCCAATTGGATGTGCGTCAAGGTTATGACCGTATCCAATGGTATGGAAGCCGTTAGTGCACAAGTATGGTTTCAGACACAAACCTTCATCATACTTGATCCACTTAGCAGCTTCTATTCTCATATTACGGCCCGAATGTTGGTGAACCATATGGTGTCAAATCAGGACCACCATTTACCTCTGTATAATCACCAGCAAGGTTATAAACCTGCTTAAAAACACCTACATCATTTGGATCACCGCCAGCAAGAATGTCTGTTATCTCTCCAACTGTTGGTGCTCCAGTATAAACAAATGCATAGAAAAAGTCTATGGCAGTTCTAGTGGAAGAAGCTCCATCTGTAGTCTTAGCACCATTAAGGTTAATCCAATTAAGGAAGGTGATAAACGCTGTCCCTGCAGCAGCCGTTGCCGTGTTACCTATATCATTAACATACATGGCTATAGAGCCATCTGCAGCAACAACAATAACTACTGTATATTCTACGTTATCTGTTAATGCCACATAGGTAGCACTATTAATAGCAGAGGTGTTATTTGCTCTTGTTGCTACAAGTTTGCTTGCAGCATCAGTGCGCAGTATAAATGAAGATCCACCAGATACAAAGTTACCTAAACTCATTAGATATTTAGATGCTTCAACAACAGGCATCCTAAACTTGCAAGCAACCCAAAAGGCATCCGCTGGTTCCAGTGCATCTGGATAAACAGTAATAACATCTCCAGCATCCCTGCTTACCCAAGTGCCGTCTTGTGCTCTAAGCCCAGTGTCAGCAAAAGTAGAACCAGCTATGGTTTCATCCATTGGATAAAAGCTACAATTTGCAGGGGTATCAAGATCAGTCAAGCGGAGATTGAATACTGTTGCTGTACCATAGAACCCAGACCTGGTCATATGAAGAACCCGATCTATGGTAATTGGGGATGTTGCACTAGACAGCTTTATTCTATGTGACAATCCATCTACAGGATGAGGCACTATGTTTTTTGTAATAGTAGCTCCATCAAGCTGCAGGGTAGCACTGCCTTTTAGGAATGTTATGATGTCTCCTGTATTAGTATCAGTTCCTAGCACGAACTTATTTGATGCTACAGGGCCAGACAGCAATGTATTTAGAGCACCTGAAGTCATTGCTCTCATGCCTGTGCCAGAGTTGGCTACAGCCACAAAGATGCCCAACTCAGGAGCCCATACCAATCCTCTCCACTGATGGGTAGTAGGGAAGAAACTGCGCGATGTCCATGTAACACCATTTAAGCTTGTTACTATGTTAGTACCAGTTGCCACAGTTGCAGAAGCAACAAATAGATTTAATTCTGGTGCCCATATAATACGTCTAAATTGGGTGTCTAGGCCAGGAATTCTAGTGGTCCAGCTTGTTCCATTTGAGCTATACATCCCTCGATTTATTCCTGATGAAGCTACAGCAAAGAAAATCCCAAGCTCTGGAGACCAAGCAACACTTGACCAAGAGTTGTTTGTTGATGCACTCCTTGCTGTCCATACAACGCCATCAGGACTTGTCATCACACGGTTTGTACCTGTATTTGCCACAGCTACAAATAGGGTTAATTCTTCAGACCAACAAACAGATAGCCAGGCATTATCCTCAGCACTTGTTTGTGATGTCCAGGTAGTGCCATTGGTACTAGTCATTACACGGTTGCCAGTGCCAGTCTCTCCTACTGCCACAAGTATCCCCAAAGATGGAGACCAAGCTAATGCCTGCCAGTTATTATCCGCTGCTGGTGTTCTAGCTGTCCATGTAATACCATCTGGGCTAGACATTGCCCTATTAGTTCCAGCATTACCCACTGCTACAAATAGGCTAAGCTCAGCTATCCATATAATAGCTCTCCAGCCATTTGCATCAGAATCCGCAGTACGTAATGTCCAAGTAACCCCGTCAGGGCTAGTCATAACACGATTAGTACCAGTTTCTGCTACAGCTGCAAATAGACCCAATTCTGGAGACCATGCTACTGAAATCCAGTTGTTATCAGCTGGTGTTGAGTGTTGAGTCCAGGTTGCTACACCTTGGGTTCCTGGGTATGTAGTAGGGAATATTACATCAAGCTCTACTTCCCAATTGGTTGCAGTCCATGCAGGAATAGTACCATAGAATTCTGTACCATCTCCTTTTGAGGCAATTCGAGCACCAATAGTAGCCTGTGCATACTGTGCTGATGTCATGGACAAATATGTATTTACAACGTCAATGGCAGCAACTAAATTGTTTTTAATAAAATTGCCAACAGACTTTATCAGAACTTTTCCGCTCTTCAGCGGGAATGATCCTCTACCATTAGCACCGCGCATTGCTATAAATCGCATACTTTAGACCTTCTTTTTCTTTGGCTTCTTTTTCTTCTTCTGCCCAGTCAGAACCCTGATCTTAGAAGCAGAAGTCAACGTCAAGGTAGCCATTATTATGCTACAGCACTAGGAGGAAGATCACATGAATCTCTTGGCCCTAAAACGCCTGCTGGACCACCTATATAAGATGCTACCCCAAGTTGAAATACAGCACTCATAGTAGAGCTGTTAGTTGGTAGAGTAGGCCAAGTAGCTGCAGCAGCACTACGACCTTCACAATATTCTCTTGCTATTTGCGGGTCTTTTGGAGTATCAAGACTACCAGCATAAAATTTACCAGGCATAAATCACCTCACTAAACAAGTTTGGCCTTCTGCTGATTGCAGAAAGCGGTGCATTTCTGAAGCTGCTAACTTCTGGTCTTTACTATTAAGCTTGTAGCCATCACGTATTGCTTTGTCATACAGGATAAATGGAATAGACGCAACCTGCCGACCCCAAGTGCCTCCGCTCTGTCCTTGCCCAAGATCCCTGATAACTCCAGGATTCTTGCGCAACTCTGCGTTCCTATCCAGAATAAGATCTTCTGTAGGTTGAGTTGTTTTATGTGTAAGTGTGCCAGTATGATCCTGGTAGTGCACTTCTGACTTAATAACTGAATCCACAGCTTGTCTCCTAAAACTGGGGCCTGTTACAGCCCCAAAGTGCCTGAATTAAGAAGCAGTCATAGCAGCTGAAACACTGATGTTACCGATAATGCCATGGGCCTTCTCAGTATTAACAATCAGTGACCAGTCAACTGACATCTGCCGATTTTCAGCCAAGCCAGTTTTAGCCAGCATATCAGTGCGATACCCTTGCAGGTAACACATTGACAGATATTCAGGATCAAGGATGAATACATCAGCACATAGAGTAGTGGCTGTGTATGTTTGTTGAAGACGGTTCGGGATCATAGTGAGTGTACCAAAATCAGTAACAAACACATTGACAGAACCAAGAGCAGCGGCACTCTCCTTGCTCTTGCCTTGGTCGCTCATGATTGTAGCAACACGGGCAGAAGAGGTGAAGAGGTATTCAGAGATTTTGCGGATGATAGCGGGAACTGTCATCAGTTTAGTTGGATCACCTCCATTGCTATAAATCTCTTCAACACAGTCTCGAATGAGATCTTCGGTCAAAGCAATAGCAGCTGCAGCAGGTACTCTCGCAACGGTAAGCCCAGTGG